ATCAGCACTATCATCAACAATCATGTTGACAGCTCTGTTTACTACTTCTAGTTCTTCGTAAGCTGAGCGATAATTATCTTTCTTCTCACGAGTATCTATTGATAGTCCTTCTTCTAAGCCGATAAAAGGCTGAGCTGGATTTAGCTTCTCCTCTGTATCTCTGCCTAAAAATCTATCATACCATGCCATATTTGTCTCTCTGTATCTCCACCCATCGTTTTTGTTTCATTGCTGTTGCCAATTTTGGTCTTTTGCCATAAATACTATGCAATCTTATGTGATGAGTTTTACATAGAGTTGCTGCTTCATCGTATACTTCGACGAGGTGTTCTTCAATGAATTGTTCTCGTAGATTCATTATTTCGTCGGCTGAGGTAATCGTAATTTTGTTATCCTTCAGCCATTTGTGTAGTAATTCAGTCATTCCGTTAAAGTGGTGAAACTCTAAATTTTCTGTATCGCCACAAATAAAGCACTGGGTGTCTTTCTTATATCCTGATTTGGCTTTATCCCTGACGTATTTGACTAAATCTCGTTTTAAATCCATAAATTCCTATTAGTTAAAATTATACCAAAAATTCACCTTCATGTCAACATTTATTTTTTGGTAGGTCATATTTAAAAAGTATGTGCTGATGTCTCAAATGTATAAAGTGCATAGCGTAAAGCATCTGACATATGAGATGCCATATTGTGTTTAGGTTTTTCTTTGAGTAAGTTAGGATTGGGATCCCATTGATATTGGTCAACTGCCGATAAGGCTTGTGAACATTTTTGATCTACTATAAGCAAGTCATTATCGATAATGCCTGCTGCATGTCCAATTCCGTCTAGAACTGATTTTTTCGCATTAATAGTAGATATATCATAATTTTGCGCTAGGTCAAATCTAGTTTGTTGAGCTGCTGAATCAATATAAATCCAGTCAATATTATATTTATCTATCATTCTGCGTATTTCTACTGCATGCTGTTCAGTAGTTCTTTCAGCGTCCATGTATTCGTCTACTAGATAATATTTTTGTTCGTCCCAATCATATGCTATCACACATAGTGCTGTTGGGTCTTTATATCCTACGTCTAGTCCTGCAAATACATCCATTTTGCTAGTATCTAACTGACTTAAATCTGCGACACATTCTTCAAAATTAAAATTCCAAACCTGTCCTTCATAAGTATTAAAGTCAGCGAGATACTCCTGAGCAAACTCTGCCTGAGACATTGCTTTCTTTGCTTCTAGAATATCATTATCACTAAATCTAGGATTTTCATGATACGTTGCTCTTATTGATGCCCAGTCGTGAAATTCATCACTAAATCCTCTATACCAAAATTCAGCAAACCAGTTATTTCGTCCCCTTGGCGTTGAAATAAATACAGCTTTACTGTTTTCTTTATCTAGAGTAGGTCTGAGTGCTACATTAAAAGCATCTTTTCCATCAGCTAGTGCTGCCTCATCAAAGATGATTAAATCATAAGACCTACCAACAGTAGAGTCTACTTGATTTACTGAACCCATTCTAATAGTAGAACCATTAGAGAGTTCGATTACTTTATCCTTTGCATTATCTCTAACCACCTCCAAATCAAAGTGCTTTATAAGCTGTCTTTGTAAATCAAAAGATATTTGGGATAAAGAATAGTTCGGTGACATAATAAGTATATGTGAGCCCGGCACGAGAGACACAAGCTGTCCAATTACGTTTGTGATATAAGTTTTGCCCTGACGCCTAGAAATGGCGGCACACACGAATCTATATTTTGGGTTGTTGACTGCATTTATAAGTGCAGTCTGTGAAGAGTTAGGTTCAATACCTAACAAGTTCATATATTCTGAAATAGGAAGTTTGATAAACCTTTCGGCTGTTTCAAAGTTCATTAGTTCAGAACTTATAATGTCTGTTCTACTTACGTCTAGCATTTTAGTGAATTGTTGTTTTTTGTTTAATAATTTCTGTTAAGCCTGAAACGCTAGAATTATCGAATAAGTGATTTTCGTCACATACATTCAATAAATATAAATATCCTAGACATAAATTAGTCATAGTTTGATCTGCATGGGTTAACTTGCCCCTTTCTTCTGCCTTTTTTTGTAAGACATTAAGAGTAACGGTGCAAGTTTCCGCAACATCATCTAACCATTCGTTATTTTTCATTATGGTGTAACTACACCAACGCCTAAAACTTCAGCGTGTGCAGCAAATATCTTTTCTTCCCTCTTTTTACGAACGAATGTTACTTCTCCCGCTATAAGAGTGAAAGTAGCTACTACGTTATTAGATGAATCTGTTACGCTAACTAATCTGTTAGTTGAACCTGTATTAACTAATCTTACGTCGTCCGCTTCTCCGAAACTGCTAGATGCACCTGCGGTTGTACCACAAGCGGCTTCTGAACCAAGTAATCTCATTTACTTCTCCTTATTTTGCTTTGCTTTACGTTTAGCTTTTAACATAGCATCATCAATATCAACGTCTCCGTCCATATCTACATCTTTGCCATTTATTATATTCCAAACTTTTAAAGCTACTTCTTTAACTTTTTTTACCATTTTACCTTGTTTGCCCAGTAAGCGGCTGACATCTTACCTTTTGCTATATTTCTTGCGTGCCTTGCTTTGAAAGACTTACGCTTCATTTTCATTCTACGGGATTCGCCAGCCTTAGGTTTACCCGCCGTTTTAGCTCCTTTTTGTCCAAAACGAATTGTTTTGATTCTAGCTCCAACCTTTGCCACAACAATGTGTGACTTAGTTTTGTGTCCAGGCGTACGCTTTGGTTTATTAAATCCTCGTACGCCTGCTCTTTTTAATCTAGAATCTTTTTTTCTTGTTGTTCTTTTTCTTCTAACGGCCACGTCTTCTCCTTCTTGCAGCAGTTCTTACAAATGTAGGCTTACCGCCGACTCCCTGCTTCTTAGACCTTTTTCGACGCACAGCCGATCTGATCTGACTTTTACTCATTCTGGCAGCTTTTGCAGCTGGTACACATTTAGGATATTTCTTTCGACTTGTCTTGGCTTTCTTTCTTCCACATTTATGGTATCCGCCTCCTTTTTTAGGTCTTCCAATATCTACCCACTTTTGCCCAAACCATTTAGTAAGTCCTCCGCTAGCCACGTCTGTACCTCCCACCTGCTTTTTTGTACATTCTTACAAGATAAGCATTTGCATATGCGCTAGGATAAACTGCAAATTTTCTTCTAGTTTTTGCCTTTATTCTTGCATATAACTTTTTGTTAGTAGGTATATTGCGCTTCTTAGCGGTAGGTTTTCTTCGTCTACGTCTAACAGCCATGATGCCTCATGCCTTTCTTTTTCTTTTTACCACCCTTCTTTTTCTTTTTAGGACGACCAACTCTAGACCCGTAAGTTCCTTTTCCTTTTGGCATTATTTTTCCTCCATATACATAGTCCAAGCTCCATACACTAGTCCTATCCATGCTAAAAATTTAGCTAATCCACCTGTTAAAATGACCACCAAACAGCCAGCTACTATTATAGCTCCGTCCCATGAAGTTCTTTCAGAAACTCTAGCTTTTAGCCATGCCATTCCTTTTTTCATCATATCCATTTATACTCTCCCATTTTCCGAGAGGACACTTAGTCCTTCTCAACTTTGCCTTTAAAGGTATAAAGCATTTACATACTTTACAAACCTTTAAAGAAGTGTAGTGCTCGCAAGTACTACAAATAATAAGCCTACTTTGTTGGCTCATCTTTAGGTGTAGTAACTTCTCTATAGTATACTACAACATCTTTAAGTTCAGTGATGTATCTTTTTAGCTCTTGCATATTATATGACATTAATTCATAGTCTGGTATACTTAGTGCTAAAAATACTAACTCACCTTCTTGTTCTTCTATAATCTTTAATTGTGCTTCCCAGTTGTCTGGTGTTACAGTTAACCATTTCACATCTTTTAATGCTATTTCACGAGGCATAACAGGCTGGACAATAGTTCTGTCCATTGGTTTTGCTGTGACTTCTATTTGTTTAGTCGGAATTAGACTGCAACTGGAGCCCATCATCGAGATTGTCAATAGTATCGCTAAGTTTCTCGATTTCTTCCATGATGTGTTTTGTACCATTATTTATTTTCCTCTGCATATCTTCTGGATTTTCCAGTATTTTTGCTGTTAACTGATAATTTTGAATAAATTGTGTATATCTATTCAATTCTCTCTGTGCGGCTTGACTTTTTTGTGTCATAACCTGTAATTGTTCTGTTTGTAGGGTAAAGTCTTCTTTCATTGCAGAAATAGCTTCTTCTTGAGTAGCAATTGCACCCTCTAATTGCATATTATTTGCTGTAAGTACTTGATTTTGTTGATAAAGGTAGTAGCTACCTAGTCCAAGTACTAAAATTATGCCTATGTATAATTGATTCATAGTTCTGTGATCCTATAGTTTAGGCCTTCCGCGCCTCTTATCTCTATTATATCCCCTTCTTGGGTTTTAAACTTTAAAAACTTAGGTTGTTTTTTATAAAATTTCTTTGCGATATAAGTTTGGTCATCTTCATCACCCCATACCTGATTGTAGCTCACTTTTACTTCGTAGTAAGTAACAAACCAAGAAGTTAACCAGTACCAAAATTGTGTAAGTTTTTCTAATATATTCTTAAGAGTTTCCACTGAGTTTTTCCAAACCAGCTTCAGCTTGTTCTTTAGTCTCATATCCACACAAACCCCCTTTCCATTTAAAATACCACATACCTTGGTCTTCATAAAGTTCTCCATCATTAGTAGGAGCCTTCATTCCGCTTGGCTTTGGTGCTTTCATATCTTTTGTTTGATAATCTGTTTTCATATTGGGCCTCCATTATGTTGCCTTTTTTCTTTTTTAGACTCCCAATGTTCGATTGCTTTCTTTATGCCTGATTCAGCTAATACTGAGCAATGCAATTTGATGGGAGGTAGTTCAAGAACATTTGCGATATCCTTGTCTTTTATTTCTTTTGCTTCTGTTATAGTTTTTCCTTTTAACATCTCCACAAACATTGTAGAGGAAGCGATTGCTGAACCACAACCATAAGTTTTAAACTTAACATCTAGTATTCTATCGTTATCGTCTAACTTTAAGTCTAGTTTCATTACGTCACCACAGGCTGGTGCTCCTACCATGCCAGTTGCAACCATCGGGTCTTTCGGGTCGAATCTACCTACTGAGTGTGCAGCAGGGTTGTTTAAGACGCTTTCGAATCTTTCAACAACCTTGCGCGAATATGCCATTAGAATTTATAAAATAATCCTAGTGAAGCGTTGTCCATGAATTGGTCTTGTCTTGCATCTTCCATAATTAATAAAGAAGCTTCCCATTTACCCCAGTCTTTTACCATATTCAATGCCCAGAAATCATTTTCTGAATCAAACATGCCATAGTTTACAGATACGTCCATAAACTTAACAAAAGGTAATTTTAATCCCATTTCCATATAGTCTCTATCTGAATCTTCCATGTCTACATAGTATCCAAATGATATATTTTTAAGATTAACTTTTGCAAACAACTCTTCGACATCATCGTAGCCTTTATCCCAGTTATATTGGATAACACCTACATCGATTGAAAACTTGTCAGATACCATTAAATTGTATCCTAAGAACAAGTCCATTTCATATGTAGCTTCATCTCCAAAATCAACTTCTGAAGCCCAAACACCACCATACAGGCCACCGTTACTAACTTGTAACTTACCCTGCATAGCTGCATTACCTGAAGTTTGGCTTACGCCTCTCCACATATAATCCGAGCTATAACCTAGATAACCACTTACGTCTGCAAAAGCAGGTAAAGTAGCTACGGTAAGTAATAATGCTAATAATTTATTTTTCATACGTCTTTCCTTTTTAACTGTGCATTATAATAATGCTGATAATTACACCTGCACCACCCACAATAATAGTCCCACAAGCTGCAATAGCTATGGACTCTAATCTGCTGATGCCTGTATCTAAATCGTCAAGCCTAGCGAAACAAGTTTTCCAGCGTTCATCACACATAACTTCGTGTGTTGACATTCTTTTATCGAGTTCCACAATATCTTCAGAGTTTTTCATGTTTTCCGTGCTCATGTAAGTTATCTCAGTTCTTTGAATTAAAATTCTATTAAATACAATTATACCAAAATCTTAGCATCATGTCAAGATTTATTTTTGTATGGTGTATATTTTAACTGGTTCGGATTTGCCTTTTACAGTTACCTCATCTAAAAACTCATAATTAAAACCATCTACCAAACTATACTCTGATATAATTAAATCGGTATCATAGGTCTTGCATGAGCTTTCTAACCTTGCTGCAAGATTAACAGCATCACCCAAAACGGAGTAGTCAAACCTAGTAGAACTACCAAAGTTTCCAACCACGCAAGGCCCTGTATTAATTCCGGCTCCGGTGTGAATCTGATCCAATCCCTCTTCCTTAAGTTTTTCATTTAATTTTCTTAG